CATCCGGTCGAGGACTCCACCATCTCGCCCACCGCCTCCTGTCCGTCCTCGTCCCAGGGCGTGTCGGCAATCCGGATCGGCGACCAGTGTTTCCCAATCCACAGGCCCACGATCTGCGGCACGTAGCTCGCCACCGCCGCAATCTCCAACCGCCAGTAGAGCGCGGCCACCAACGGAAACCGCTTGAGCCACGCCCCTTCTTCGGTCACCACGCCGAGATCGTCATCGAGGTCACCCGGTCCCGAGACATCCGGCAGCGTCACCGAGACGAGCGTCTCATACGTACTCCCATCGTCGGAGACCTGCAACGTGAGTGCCTTCCCGGCCAGCGTGTGCCCGCGATCGAGGGCCAGCATGTCCGCCGCCCGCACACGATCACAGGTCACCGTCACGTTAGCCACCTGATTGACCGTCGTCGGGGTCCAGTAATTCAGGACCGACCGTCGTCCATCCGCGAGACGCTCCACTTCATGGTCGGAGGCTTCCTCGTTCGCGGCAATCGTGTGGTCGGGGAACTGGATTCCCGAACAGAGGTTCTCGACCAGGAAGGCCGACCTCATGGAATCCGCCCACCGGGCAGGCGTTGATTCGCATCCCGACGACTGCGACGATTCAACTCCCACTCGATTTCACGGACCGTCGTCCCGAGTCGCGGGTCGATGATCTGCAGTTGAATCCGTTGGGGACGTTGTTGATCGGCAAGTTGTGATTGCGCCTGCGGGCCGAACGACTCCACCGAGACCGGCTGCGTGCGGGGACGCGTCGCCGCGCCGAGTAGCGCCCCAGCCGCCAACGCAGACGCCCCTACAATTTGCGCCGGCCCAGGAATCACGGACAGAATGCCCCCCCCAAGGCTCAACAGACCACTGAAAAAGCCTCCTATTCCCTGGCCACCACGGATCATGTCCACCAATCCAGCGGCCGCGAACCCCGCCGCCTGAATAATCGCCGTAGCCGACGCTTTACTACTCGTCCCCAGGTTTGTCACAGCCCGCGCGGTGGAGTTGGATGACGCCCCAAGGTCGTCGAGTCGTGGGAGGGTACTGTTCGACAAGAGGGTCGCCAGCTCTAGCATAATGGTGTGGAGGTTCTCGCCGGCCTGTTGTTGGAGTTCACCCAACGCCTGCCGTCCAGCCCCAATGACGTTCGCCGTACCGCTGAACGGGCGAAGCCCACCGATCTCGAAGAACTTGATCACGGGTATCTCGGCGAGCGTATCAAAAAAACGCTCGAACGCCAGCAGCGCCTTTTGCAGCCCCAGTAACACCGCCTCGGAAAAGGCGTTCGCTGCCGCCAGGCCCATGAGCTCAAACCCCTGAAACATCAGATCCCGGCTGAGTCCCAAGAACCGGACGATCGTATCGAGGACGCGTTGCAGGGGGGCAAGAAACATATCGCCGAGCCGAATCGCCGCCACCTGGATGCTCGCCAGCACTTGCTGCCACTTAAAGGCCACTTCTTCCGCTGTACGACTAAACGCCGTCTGGAGTGTCCCCTGTGACGATTCGATACTCGCGAGAACTTGGGCGAACGTTTCCCCTTGGGTCCCCGCGGTCCCGAGCACGCCGGCGAGAGCCTGCATCTCGGGGATGAGTTCTTGCAACGCGGACACGTTGCCGTGTGCCCGTTCTACCATCTCCTGCAACGTCGCCGTCAGCCCACGCTCGCGAATTGATGCCCGCAACTCCTCCGCGCTCGTGCCCAGATCGCGCATCGCTTTTCTTGCCGCGTCCCCAGGCGCGATAAAACTTTTCAGTGTGGCGCGCAGCGACGTCACCGCTTCCTCGGCGCTCACACCCTGGCGGGTGAACGTGGCCACAAAGGCCCCCACCTCCTCCAAACTCACGCCCATGGCACTGGCCACACTCATGACCCGACCCAACGAACCGGCAAGCGCCGATGCTTCGAGATTCCCTTCGCGCACCGTCGCCACCAAGACATCGGTCGCCCGTGCCGCGGTCATTCCGCTCGACTGATATGCCTGCATCGCTGCCGTGACGGTCCGGGCAATGTCCTTCGTCTCACCCATGCCAACGGCCGCGGCCATCGCGCTCCGGGTTAAAATATCCATCGCCGCCGCGCCACGCTCACCAGCCGATGTCACAACAAACAACGCCTCGGCCAGCGCTTTCGGACCTTGCCCAACGGCTGGGGCGAGGGCCAACAACTCCCCGCGCCACTGTCCGACCTGTGTGGCATTGACGCCGACGAGCGTCTCGACTTTTGTCAGCTCACTCGAAAATTTTGCCGCGAACGCCGCACTCGCGGCCGCCGCTGAGGCAATCGCCGCACCGACGGCACCCATCCCCGCGACAAATCCGTGCGTGTCCGCACCGATGATCGCCTTGAGGTTACCGATCGTTGGCATGCAGACCTCGGTTACCGATGCGTGCCACGAACGCGTCCCCCCATCAAGGTATTGAGGTGCCGGATATGCTCCATACGCTCCTCCCAACCGTCCATCGCGTCATAGCGCGGCAGAAAGTTCGTCAGGGGATAGGGGGCGTCGTGCGGCCCGCGGTTAACGTCCGCCACGACTTTGCAGACCAACGCCGCGCGGACATCCGCCCGCTCCTCGCCAAACGGTTCGAGGCGTGCATATGCCGCCCACTCCGTCAACTCCTGTCCGTCGAGCCGTGCGTTCAACTCCCGCACGGTCATCCCCAACGCTAGGGCGAGGCGGAACCTAAATCGCCGCTCGGGGCGGCTGCGGAGTTTTTTTCCGCCTCCTCCACCGCCTGAGCTCCCATCCCACTCAGCCGCAGGATCGCCGTGGCCAGTCGATCCATGACCGCGCCGTTTTTCTCTGCGAGCGCTGGAACATCCGCGGGCGTGAACAACGCACGCCCGGAGACATCGACGACTGCCGCCGCCACGAGTTGCTCGCGCAACCCCTCCACCACGGTCCCCTGACGCACGCGCCCCTCCAGCTGCTCGCGCTCAGCAGACGTCAACGCCCGGAGATACACCGTCCCACCCCATTCTGGAACCGCATGTTCATCGAGCTGGAGATCGTCCGCCCCGAGAATCTCCTGTCTGGTCAACATCACGACAACACCGGCGTATCCGTGATTGACAGCACCACTTCCGCCGTCATCTTGTCTTTGACCGCCATCGCCGGGGTAAACCCCGTCACGTAGGCCGAGAAAATCCATGTCGTCGTAGCGGTATCCGCAAACACCAGCTGAAACGTCTGCTTGGTCTTGTTCTTGAAATCGGCCAGCAACCCGGTGCCGCCGACCGCCTTGTGGGTCGCACCCGCGGGGTCGAAATGGATCGTCAGTGTGAGATCCCCGGCGTCGAGAATCATCGGCTTCTTCGACGCCCACGTTTCACTCAGGTCGGTCGTGTCCACGACGGCCGCCGTGAGACTCGGCCCCGAGATATCCTGCACCTCGGCGATGGCCGTGCCGGCCCGCTTGAGGGTGGTGCCTGGGGTGGGAATAGCTGCGGTACTCATTTACGCCTCCTGTGGCTTCGATTCAGTGTACCAGACTTCAAACTCTAACGCGACGTGCCGTACATTCAGCAGAGACGCACTCGTGTCTTGCGTTGGTTCTGGCAAGTCAACCTCGTTGTCCAAAAAGACCCGCATGGTCGTGGTGCGATAGCTGTCCAGGGCCAACCGCACTTCTTCCGCGACCGCTTTTGCCTCGATATAGGTTGGTGCCCACACGTCCACCTGCCACCGCGTCACTGCCAGCCCTGACGATCCGGCCAGACTATGATCCCGTGGTCCCCCCACTTGGAAATACGTCACGGCGGGACAGGTCGGGTTCTGTGGCAAGTGCTCGGGATAGATACGATCACCCACCAACGTGGCGAGACCCGCATGTCCCGTGAGTCGCGCATACACATCTTGGGCGAGAATCGTCACCGCAGACTCGCACGGATCGTCGCCCACACGCCAGTCCCCACCCCCGCAAGCATCTCCCCCACCCGATCAACGAAGGTCGGTCGAAACCACGGCCGCGCGGACATCCGCGAGGTCCCATACTCGTGGAACAGCCCCCAAAAGGCCCGCGCGGTATGTACGACAACGTGCGTCCCGTCCGAGTCCACGCGTAATGACGTGGCGAGCGTACCTGTGTCGCGTGGTGCGCGAGCCCTCGCCGCGAACACCAGCACGCCACCAGCGCGCCGCTTCCCCTCCTCGGCCCGCACGCGCTTCAATGCCCCGAGATTACGCTGTGCCCGCGCCATCCCATTCCACTTCACCGAAATCCTACTCATACCTGTTCCACCGCATAGAGGGTCATCGTGTGCCGTCGCTCGTCGATGGTCGCAATACTCTCAATGTCGAAGATCCGCACGACCGCCGTCCGCGGATCGGTATACGCAATGCGCATCTTCGGGGTGATCCCCTGCGCATAGCGCATAGTGATCTCATGCGTGATCCGTGCATCCACTTGACCAGCCTGAAACAACTCCCGGCCCCGCAAGGGACGTATCCGCCCCCAGCGGGTACCGATACTAGAAGCCTGCCACGATCTAATTGGTTCTCCGGTCGTATCTTGCGTCTCGGTTTCCGTCTGCACGACCAACCGCTCGCGGAGCGCCCCGGTATTCAAAAATGCCATATCCGGTGTGGTGCCCACAGGTCCCGCACCATCTGCGGGAACGGGGTATCCTTTCCCATGCCGTCACGATTCTCATACAACGCCGCGACCAAAATCTTGATGCCCTGCACGAGATCGGCCGGCACGTCCGTCGCCGCCGCCCCGTACCCCGCAACAAACCGAATCGTCACGGCGTTCACCACATCTCGCGTGACCGGCCAATCCACGTTGTAGGCCAAGGCCACGCGGCCGGGCGTCCGCGAGACGTCCACGGTGTAGTTGGCCGTCGCCCATGTTTGCGTTGTCCCCGCCGTGTCCACGTACTTGACGCTGGTAATACTTACCAGCGGTGGCAACGGCATAGTAATCCACGCCGCATCGGGGAACGCATCCAGCGTCAGGTCCCAGGTCTGATGGATGAGCGCGCGATTGAGGAACGCTTCCGCACGTCGCCGTGCGGTGGTAATCAGCGTCCCCACCAGCGTGTCGTCGTCTGTGACCTCAAGGCGGAGTTGCGCCTTCGCCTCCGTCGCGGAGACCGGCTCGACCGTTGGGGCGGTGATCAGCGTCAGACCGTAGCTCATCGTGAGGCCATCAAGGCCGCAGCCCGCCCATAGTTCGGCGCGTCCGGACCAAACCGCTGGAGGTAGTCCGCGGGCGCAATCGGTAGCTCCCACTGCGCCCCATCCCCCGTCACCAATTCCGCAATGCGCGCCGCAACGTAGCGTCGTGCCTCCCCATCAGGCAGGTCAACCTCCTGCCCACACTGATAGCAGAATCGCGGCCCCGCCATCGCCGTCAACATCCGTACACGCATCGTCCCTCCGAACGGGAGGGGTGGTTGCCCACCCCTCCCCTGACGCCGGTTATGACGCCGGATGACGGAGATACTTGAT